GGCGGACGCATACGGTCCACGCATAGCGGTCGGCGGAGGCGCATTCAGCGGAAAAGACCCATCTAAGGTAGACCGTAGCGGAGCATACTATGCCCGATACATAGCTAGGAACATAGTCGAGGGCGGAATAGCTGATAAATGCCTTGTTCAGATAGCTTATGCCATAGGTAAAGCAGAACCGCTTGCTGTTAATATTGACACCTTTGGCACAGGCAGAGAGAATGATGAAACCATCCGAAAAGCTGTGCTTGATGTATTTGACTTTCGCCCAGCAAAGATAATAACTAATTTAAAGCTAAAGACCCCTATATATTCAGATCTTACATCAAGCGGACACTTTGGAAAAGATGCTCTTCCGTGGGAGCAAGCGGATAAGGTTTCAAATCTTCGCAAGGCTATTTTTGGATAGTTTAGAGCAGCTATTCAGTAGTATTAATAAAGGTAAAAAAATATTGAAAATTGTTAATATTCTTTCGTTTTTCACCCCTGTTTCACTGGATATTGTTTGCGTTTGACGGTATTGTTTGTGTTACAAAAAGGGAGCAAAAAACAGCGCTCAAAAAGGAGAAAAACAATGAAAGAGCAAACCTTCGGAATCGAAATCGAAATGACAGGAATGACCAGATACGATGCGGCAAAAGCACTCGCTAAATACTTCAACACAACAGAAAACTATGTGGGCGGAACCTACAGCACCTACGAAGTAAAAGACCAAGCAGGACGCACATGGAAGGTGATGAGCGACGCAAGCATCAGACCCGAAACAAGAAGAGGTCAGACTGCAAGCAACGACTACAGAGTGGAACTCGTAAGCCCGGTATGCCGCTACGGTGACATCGAAACGGTACAGGAGATAATAAGGGAGCTAAGGAAGGCTGGAATGAGAGTAAACGAATCTACTGGAATCCACATCCACATAGGGAAAGACGGACATACAGCAAGAAGCCTAAAGAACATAGTCAACATAATGGCTGCAAAAGAAGATATGCTCTTCAAGTCCCTCGAAGTAAACCCCGACAGAGCCATGAGATGGTGCAAAAAAGTGGATGCAACCCTGCTGCAGAAAATCAACAAGGTAAGCACACCGACCGAAAGCAAAGTACGCAACATATGGTACAACGGCGAGGACGGAGCATACCGCCACTACCACGAGAGCAGATACCACGCACTCAACCTGCACAGCGTATGGCAGAAAGGCACAATAGAGTTCAGATGCTTCAACAGCACAACCCATGCAGGCAAGGTAAAAGCCTACATCCAACTCTGTCTGGCAATAAGCCATCAAGCTAAAAAGCAGAAGAGCGCATCAGCCAAAAAGACAGAGAGCGCGAACGAAAAGTACACCTTCAGAACATGGCTACTAAGGCTCGGACTAATAGGCGACGAGTTCGAAACAGCAAGACTGCACCTGCTCGCAAATCTCAAAGGCGACATAGCATGGAAAGATAACCGCAGAATAGCGGCTTAAAGGAGGACGGAAGAATGAAGAACAAATTATATGCAGCCTATGGCAGCAACTTAAACCTAAGACAAATGTCTGTTCGTTGCCCCGACGCTAAGCCTGTCGGGAAAGCAATGCTCAAGGACTGGCAACTAACATTCAGAGGAGTAGCAACCTTAGAACCTAAAGCGGATGCTGAAACACCTGTAGGAGTGTGGGAAATAACCCCTAAAGACGAATCTGCCCTAGACAGATATGAAGGATATCCAAGATTATACCGAAAGGAAACGGCAGAGATAATCCTTAAAGGTGAAAAGGTCAGTGTTATGCTCTACCTTATGAATGACGGCTTACCCTCAATGCCTACAAAATGGTATCTTGATGCCATAGCGCAAGGTTATGAGGATATAGGCTTGGACACAGTTCATCTAACAAATGCCTTAGAGTATACCAAAGAGCGAATGAGAGATGGAAGAATGTACTGGGAGGATAAAGAATATGACACAGAAAAAGCCTAAGGTCGAGTTCAACAGTCGGGGAGAAAGCGGTAACATATACAGGATATTGGGTCTGGTTCGCTCAGCGCTCCGCAAAGAGCATCGGATAACAGACTATAACGACATATACTTTGCGGTAACAAACTGCGGCAGCTATGACGAGGCTCTAAAGATTATATGCGAGAAAATCGACCTAATTGACCTAGACGGACTGTATTAGAGATAACAAGCAATACAGATATAAAGGAGCGGTAACCCCGTTCCTTTTATCATTGAAGGAGGTTCGGTGTGGAAAAACATAAGCCTACACGCTTTATGTCGGAAGGCTCTAAGTACGATAAACAGCTTGCAGACCACGCCGTGAATTTTATTGAAGTATTAAAACACACAAAAGGCGAATGGGCAGGCAAGTATTTCAAGCTGCTGCCGTGGCAGAAAAGTATTATAAGGGATTTGTTCGGAATTGTTAAAGATGACGGATGCAGACAATTTACAACGGCATACATTGAATGCCCTAAAAAGACAGGCAAGAGCGAGCTGGCGGCAGCTGTCGCGCTCTATTTGCTTGCGGGTGACCAAGAGCAGGGCGCTGAAATATACGGATGCGCAGCTGACCGAGCGCAAGCGTCAATTGTGTTTGATGTCGCAAGTCAGATGGTCAGGCAATGCCCGATTCTGAACCGTGTAATTAAAATAATACCCTCACAAAAAAGACTAGTATATCCGCCAACAAACAGTTTCTATCAAGTATTATCGGCGGAGAGCATAACAAAGCACGGGCTGAATACTCACGGTGTGGTGTTCGATGAACTCCATGCTCAACCCAATCGAAGACTATATGATGTTATGATGTACGGCTCGGGTAACGCAAGAAAACAGCCGTTGTACTTTCTAATCACCACAGCGGGAACTGACAGACACAGTATATGTTGGGAGGTTCACAGAAAAGCCGAAGACATTCTGAGAGGCAAGATATCAGACCCCTCTTTTTATCCTGTTATTTACGCAGCAAGCGAAGATGATGATTGGACGGACGAAAAAGTATGGCAAAAAGCTAATCCCAGTTTAGGAGTGACGGTTGATATATCCAAATTCCGAGCGGCTTGCGAATCGGCAAAACAAAACCCGGCAGAAGAGAATCTCTTTCGCCAAATGTTTCTGTCGCAATGGACAAAGCAATCTGTAAGATGGATGCCTATGGATAAGTGGAATCGCTGCTCATCCCCTGTGGACGAAGAAGAATTGTACGGCAGACCTTGCTACGGAGGACTGGATTTAGCATCAACAACTGATATATCGGCGTTTGTGCTTGTCTTTCCACCTAGAAGCTCGGATGAAAAATACATAGTTATTCCATATTTTTGGCTACCTGAAGAAACGCTTGATTTGCGTGTAAGGCGTGACCATGTTCCCTACGATTTATGGTACAAGGAAGAAAAGGTAATGGTTACAGAGGGTAATGTAACTCATTATGAAGAATTAGAAACCTTCATAGGTCTATTGAAAGATAAGTTTGACATCAGAGAGATAGCCTATGACAGATGGAACGCTACTCAGATTGTTCAACGCTTAGGTGAAATGGGCATAACAATGGTTCCTTTCGGACAAGGCTTTGCATCAATGAGCAGCCCCACAAAGGAGCTGATGAAACTGGTACTTGAAGAGCGCTTAGCGCACGGCGGAAATGAGCCTTTGGCTTGGATGGCGGATAATGTGACGGTAAGAGTTGACCCTGCGGGCAATATAAAGCCTGACAAGGAAAAATCAACGGAGAAAATTGACGGAATAGTTGCTCTTATTATGGCGCTTGACCGCGCGATAAAGAACGGCGGAGGAGATTCTAGCCCCTACGATACCCGTGGAATCATAGTATTGTGATGCGGTTGGTGTTCGTATGACGGGGTATTTGCATCTCTTTCATTCTTCTTCGTCATTCTTCTGCATAACTCAACAAAGTAAAAAACGGAGGAAATAATGCAAATAGAAAAAATTGAAATAAGTAAGCTGAAGGCGGCTGAATACAACCCGAGAAAAGACCTAAAGCCCGGCGATGCCGAGTTTGAAAAATTAAAGCGTTCAATAGAAGAGTTCGGCTATGTAGAGCCTGTCATTGTCAATAAAAGAACAGGTTACAGGATCGTGGGAGGACATCAGAGATATAAAGTCCTTGCTCATTTAGGACATACTGAGGTGGACTGCGTAATCGTAGACATAGATGAGCAGAAAGAAAAAGCGCTTAACATTGCCTTAAACAAGATATCAGGCAGTTGGGATGAGGGGCTATTGTCCGCGCTATTAAAAGACTTGGAGCAGAGCGGATTTGATTTGGAACTCACAGGCTTTGACCTTCCTGAGGTAAAGGAGCTGTTTGGTAGCGGTAGCATTGAAAATGCTCACGAAGATGACTTTGATGAAGAAAAGGCATTGAATGAAACCGTTACACCCGTAACAAAGACAGGAGATATATGGTATCTAGGTAAGCACCGCCTATTATGCGGAGATTGCACCAAGCCGGAAGAGATAGCCAAACTTATGGCGGGCAGCAAGGCAGATATAATGGTAACAGACCCACCCTACAATGTTAATTATAAGGATACAGTAAGTTTTCATAAAAATGGCGGATATTCATCATCCCGAGTTGTGTCTGATATAGCCAACGATAACCTTTCCGATAAAGACTTCTACGAGTTTTTATATGGATTCTTTAGCACGGCTTACGGCATATTAAAAGGCGGAGCGTCCGTGTATGTATTCCACTCAACCAAGGAATCAATCAACTTCATAACGGCTATGAAAACGGCAGGGTTCAAGCTATCACAAACGCTGACATGGGTGAAAAACCATTTCACACTCGGGCGCAGTGACTATCAATACATAACCGAACCTATCCTTTACGGATGGAAAGTTGCTGAGGGTTGTCCGCACTATTTTATAGATGACAGGACTCTATCCAATGTGTTTGAGGATGCCAAACTTGACATTAAGAAACTCACAAAGGATGAGATGCGTGAGTTGCTTGAGCGAATCTTTAGTGGTTTGCAGACGGATGCAATTCGATGCGACAAGCCAGCAAGAAGTCCAGACCATCCTACAATGAAACCCATAATGCTGTGCGCTAAACTGATATACAACTCCAGCCACGAGGGCGACCTAGTATATGAGCCGTTTGGCGGTAGCGGTAGCACCCTCATTGCATCAGCGCAACTTAATCGTATATGCTACGCATCCGAGATTGACGCTAGATACTGCGATGTAATAGCCAAGCGGTTTATTAAAGAGTTTCCGAACGACAAAATAAGGTTAATAAGAAACGGAAAGGAGATTGACTTTGGGGAGATTTAACATATTTAAAAGGAGTAGAGACGGGCCTACTGAAAAAAGGGAACTGCCTAAAAATTTGGAAGACTTTATCAAATCGGTAGATCTGGACGATGGTGGCGGTTCTGTTTCGGGAGTAGCGGTTGATGAAGAATCAGCTATGCGTACATCTGCGGTGTACGCTTGCGTAAAGATTCTTGCAGAAACAGTAGCAAGTCTTCCACTACATTTATACAAGAAGAGTGGCAATAAGAAAGTAAAGGCGGAGGAGCATCCGCTTTTTTCATGCCTGTATGAAATGCCGAATGGTGAAACTACCTCTTTCAATTTCCGAGAGGTAATGATGACTTCTTTATTGTTATGGGGGAACGCTTACGCAAGGATTATCAAAGATAAGCAAGGACATGTCAAAGAACTTTGGTATCTGCGACCCGACCTAATGACAGTAAGCCGAGATACTACTAAGAAACTGAAGTATGAGTATTCAGATGAGAATGGCGGAACGATTAAATATAAACCTGACCAGATATTCCATGTCAAAGGGTTGTCATATGACGGTGTCAAAGGACTGTCGCCCATAGGACAGATGAAAGAGGCTATAGGGTTATCCCTTGCGACTGAAAGCTACGGTGCCGCCTTTTTTGGAAACGGAGCAAGACCCGGCGGAGTGATTGAATACCCCGGAACGCTTAAAGACCCCGAGAAATTGAGAGAGTCTTGGAACAAGGTCTTTCAAGGCACAAAGAACAGTAACAAAACAGCGGTATTGGAAGCAGGAGCGAAGTTCCACACAATAGGACTGCCGCCTGAAGAATCGCAATTCTTGCAGACAAGGAAATTTCAGATAAACGAAATATGCCGAATCTTCCGTGTCCCTCCGCATCTAGTAGGTGACCTAGAAAAAG